TGGAGTACTACTTCCGCCTGTGGAATGCACTGCTGTATTTGAATTAGCAGTCAAAGATTGTTTGCGGTCTGTTTGTGTAGTTAGTGAAATTGATACAGAATCTGAATACCCTCTACTTATTCTTAGTATCTTGTTTTCAAATACAAAGAGGTCTAAATTGTCAGGCTGAACGGTAACACTGAAAAATACACTTGAAGTAATTGGAGCGAATCGTGTATTGAAGGACACAACACCTTCGGAATACTTAATCACTCCAATGTTTGGATACACTAATCGAATACCACCGTTTATTTCGTATTTGATTAAATCAATCTTGCCGTACCCATTGTCCACTGCTGAAACACCTGTATATGTTACACCATCTGATCCAACATGAGAGAATTCTGTAGTGCTTAAAACAGAACCGTGTCCGTCATGTGGGTGGTGTAATGGATTGTTGAAAGTGATTTGTATTCCTTTTCCTGCCACAAGTTTAGATAAGTTTACACTCTTACGCATTTTGATTTTTGTCTGATTGCCTAGTATGGACAAGTCTAAACCGTTTATTCCTTGAGTGAGTTTAGACAAGTATAAGTTTGAACCAAACCGTTCAAGATAGGTTGATGAGTAGTTGAAAATATACGCTACTATGAGTGCCTTGAGTGTACCAACAGATAAAGTTGTTGCTGTTGGATTGTATGTAATCAAAGAGTCCACTATAATGTCAATATTGTCTGGATCGACTATTTCAGGAATAATGCTTACAATAGAAGAGTTTTGTCGTAGAGAGCGAATCAGTGATGTTTTTTCGTCAGTGGTTAGAGCATTTCCACTCTGTGGCTTTACAGCAATAAACACTTTACCGTATTGAGGAGGATACACTGTTTCTCCACCGTATACCACAACGGAGTCAGTGTTTGGATACTCTTTGAAAACTTTCGCAGTGTAGTCGTCTTCTGTTACTGCACGGGACTGGGACTGATAGAAGCGTGGAGCAAGAAACTTTATGCGACTCGAATTTTCAGGACTAGACCCTCCAGAGGAAGCCGCAACTGTCTGTATTGATTGTAGTCCGGATATTGCAGTGGTGAATGACGAGATTCCGTTTGCTTCTTCTCCGTTTGTCTCCAAATACTCAATGGTGATAAGACTACCATCTGATGGACGAGATCCCATGAAGTTGTCGCCAAAGAACACCTCGTAAATACCCAATTCCTTTTCTTGAAGAAAGAACACCTTGGATGTAGAAGTAAGACTAATGTAGTTTGTGGTATAAGACCACACATCAGTAGAACCAGTGGTGTCTGTGGGTGACGCTTGGACACGTACGCGCACAGTAGAAGTGTCTGCTTTATTGTTTGGTATAGTGAGCAGTGTCCCGTTTTTACGATTACTGTCGTAAATGTAACTTATACGACGGAGTGTACCCTCGTATATCTTAATGTTCTCAAACTTTTCAGTGTTTCCGTTTGCGTAAACAGTGTCAACCAAAGAGAACCTGTATTGAGTTCCATCGCCTGCAACTCCAATAAATTCTGTTCCTCTGGACAAGTAGGTGTTGTTACTTGCCGCTGGAGCAGTAATGGTTAAGACCGCATTTGCTGCTCTGATAGAAGACGGGACATACCCCAATGTTTTTGCATGGGATACAACAGAACTACGCAGTGCAGCGGAGTCCAAGAACGCTTCATTTGCCACCATGTTGGCGTAAAAGGCTTGGTAGTGGGTGTTGTACGCAAGCACATCCAGTATGGTGCTCAAAACCGAGCCGTCAAAGTTGTAGTCTTTGAGTGTTGCTTGGGACGACAGATACGATTTCAGAGACGCTTTGACGTCTTGGAAATCCAATCCAAGCAGATTGAAACTGTCGCTTCTAGTAGCCATCTGTTACCGTATCCTTTCAAGGGTGACTGTTATCTTTTGAGACTCGTTCACCTCTAGCATTCCGTACTCTACATTTACTGTATAACTGTTTCCGTCTGCGTCAGAACTAACATCCACAAACAAAGTTCCAATTCTAGGCTCGTGCTTACGCAGAGTCTCAATCAAACGGTCACGGATTTCTAATGCAGTAATTTCGTCAATAGGCTCAAACAGCAAGTTTCGTAGTGACCCACCAATTCGTGGTTGAAACAGTCGTTCTCCAAATGATGTGCTTATAAGACTGCGAATGGACTGCCGCACCGCAGCAGAATTTGTAACCGTAAGCAAATCGCCAGTCTTGGGGTTGCGCGATAAACCAATCTCCACATCGGAGTACGAAGGGGTGTTACTGTTCGTGTTGACCAGTCTAACTGCCATTAGTCAAGTCTCCCGTTGGTTCGTCAGGTGAGCGTTTATGGTTTTACTGCTACTTTCTATGACCTGTTCCACCGAATGCTCCGAAATGCCGTCCTTCTCAATTTGATCTAGCCCGTCAGTAGAACACCACTGACAGCACACAAATCCCAAAGGCGTTACTCCGTCCATGCACCGCAACGGACTAACAGTAAAGAACAGTACATTATTTATCTCAAAACTTGAACGGAATGCGGACTCAGATAGCGTCTCTACACGAATAATTCGATCAGGAGACTGGTCAAGAATACGGACAACATCAATGTATCGGTTCAGCATAACATCCTGCGACTCAATCATCATGCTCTTTACCCCGCTTGCACACGACTCATGGGTAACAGATATACGCTTAATGGAACTGCCGTCAGCAAACTTGCCCCCGTTGTGAAACTGAAACACCAAGCAACGAGACGCACGAACAGTGACGCGCAGTTCAGTGAGGTGTTCGTGAACGCGGGTGTGGCGAATCACAGCGTGTGACTCCTCTACCCTGGCTGCTTCCTCTATTTTCTTTTCTGTCTGCTTGCGGCTACGGATCACCCCAACAACACCGATACCGACTCCCATGATCAATACACCCAAAAACTCGCCCCACACAAGCGCAAGGTCTGTTGCTGATTTGAGAAATTCGGTAATGCTGTTCATCTGAAACTGGTACTTCCTGAACTTGCCAATGCAGATCGAACCGTATTTGTAAATTGGGGATTCACCAAATTAACTGTAGAGTCCACACTCAACTGGTTGCACGGGTCATTACTTTCTGAAATTATGTTACTCATCAGATTTATAGAGGTAACCTTGTCTATAAACGACAGGGCTTCTGACATTTTAGCCGTAGCCGCGTCAACAGCACCGTTTACAGCAGAGTTTGCTGCGTCTATTTTTGAAAACACATCTTGAATTCCCCCCTGAAAAGCGGCTATTGCTTGTGAGGTAGAAGTTCCTAATTCAGGACTAAATTGGTTCAGAAGTGCTTCCATGTCAACCTGTGCTGCCACAAGTGCTTGAATAGACTGTTTACCGTCATTCTGAATCATGTTCATGCCCACAGCAACATCAACTCCTTCTATGCCCAATGCACACTGAAATTGCCCGTATAGATTTAGACTACTAATCATTCGTGCCAACTGCTTTGGGTCTTTGTACTTTGCACACTCTTGGTCAAACTTGCTTACCGCAGCCCCCACTGCCGTTAGACGGGTTTGTGCGGCTGTTAGTGCAGGTGCTATTACACTCAATGATGATGTGCTTCCGGTGGCTTGAGACAACAGTGCTGTCACCCGTGCAGAATTTTTACCTGAAAGTGCTGCTGCTGCCGAGATTGCAGTTTCATTGGGTTTTGTTAACAAGTTTTGGAAGTCATTCAGACCAAATGTAAGAATGCTCTTTTCGCCGTTAGTTAATTTTTGTTTACACGGACACGTCATGGTTTACCCCGCAAATAGTGTTGATGAAGATGTGGGAGTGTGCCCACAACTGGCTTGACTTGCACCAGTACATATTGGAGTTCCATTCACTACAAAGTTGGAATTACCCTGTATCATTACAGCATTGTCGTGTTCTCCGTTGCCGTGATCCTCAACAGGATTGCCTTCCACCGATACAGGAAACCCATCCAAAAACAATGTTGGATTGCCCACAAGAATCAGACCGCCAGCACTGTCAATGTTGGCTCTGCATACTCCGAATCCTGGCATTAGTATGCCCCCCCGTCAATAAGATCGTTTGGTGATGGGTCTACAGTCAAAGACATGAGTGTAAATCCTGATCCAAGGTCTTCAGGAATGTATCCGTATGTACTCTTTGTATCACACACATAGAATTTGGTTCCTCTCTTTACCACATCTCCGTAATGATATGTAACATACTCCGAAGACCCTTCGGCGTACTTGCGATGCACTCCTCTGTAGTTCATGCCACCAGTCATGGATTACCTCAAGTTTACCCGCTTGGGTTTAACTACTGGTTCGCCCGAGTTTACTTCAATACGCTTACCCTGCTGCATGACTATCACGGCAGAGTCGGTCATAAATGAAATAGTCCTGCCCGAGAAGCCTATGTCTCCGTCTGTGTAGAACTCCATAGTTTTTGCGGACGCCTTTAGATCACCCTCTACTTGTAGATTTACATTAGAGTTTGCAAGAATGTCTGCGTTACCATTGATTTGAACATTCACGCCACCATTTATGGTTACATTCATTCCGCCTTCAATTACCAAATCAACGCCTGCGCCGCCAGCAATGTGAATTTTTTTGTTGCCGTACACAATTTCGTAGTCGTCTCCGACAACTCGTTGGACGCGAGTTCCATCAGGATTGTTTTGCCATCCGTTTCCTACTTCAGTAAAGGTTCCTGATTCGTGATAGTTGTGCAGTCTTTCTGCACCGGGTGTGTCGTCCACTTCCTGCACATGACCGCTCTCACTGAAACTAACATGATTGCGTGGGTAGCGTGCAGCGTACGGAGTAGGAGGCTCCGACCACGAAGACTTGGCTTTCATGTTAGGATTACTCTGCACATCTTTCTTTACCGTAGCCCTTTTCTGTGCCACAATAGTGTTTTGCATTTG